TTTGCTGCTTCTTGTGCAATCCTTTGTATAGACTGGGTTAAACTCATCATAGATTCTGACTCTACAATATCAGCTGTAATATCGTTATCTTTAAGAAACTTTATTGCATGTGCTAACATCTTAGGGTCGTCAAGGTTGGTAGCTAATTGCTTAGCCACCATTCCATGAAGTCCGTTCAACTCGTCTAAAGATGCTTTATCTTTAGTCATAGTTTATTCCTCTGCAAGTTCTTCTGCAATTTCGTTAGTAATTTGTTTAACTCCCATAAGGTTATTAAAAGGTAGCATATTAAATACGTTTCTAATATCAGATTCTGAAGCATCTGCATATGGAGATACATAGTTTGCAACACCTTTAGTACCTTTGTACACCTGACCTACATATTCTAAAGCAGGTAAAGAAGGCAACCCAGCTGGCTCACCGCGGCTATAAGTATTAAATACCTTTTCATCAGCAGCAAACTCACTAGCAGTGTCTACCAAACTAGGTATAAATGTAGATATAGTTGACATTGAAAACACATTTTTAGCAATTACGTCAGGTTGTAATCGTTTATCTAGTTCTTCAGGATTATTACCATAGTTAGCGTATTGTTTAGCTGTGTAAGCTAGTGATAAGAATACTGTTTGGTATCCCCAGTTAGCTAATGTATCTAAACTATCACGATTCATTTTGGTTAAGTTCATAACACCTTTAGAAAGTTGTTTATTGTATGCAACTGACATATATTGTTTTAGTGACATAGCAATTGCACCTAATGGTGTATCACCAATAAGTTTACCTTCTAATGTCAAAGCAATATTATCGCCATAGTTTGCTTTTTGTACAAGCGTGTATGACTGCCTACGAACACCTAAACTCCACTGTTGTCCTAATCCGTTTTCCCACTGGTCAAGATTAAGCAAAGGTTTATTTAAGTCTTTACTACTAAATTTATTAATTTGGGCAGCAATTTGGTCAGCAGTTTCTTTATCAAAGCCATACATTTTAAAGTATTCATAACCTTTATCATCTAAGCCTTTACGTGCCATTTTCATCATTTTAACACGAGCAGCAATAGAATGCATATGCTCTAAAAATGCAGTACCTGATTTTACACCACCTAATACCATAGTAGCTTCGCTTAATGAATCAGAGACTTGTTCTGTTTTAGATAAGAATTGGCTAAATACTGTATCACTAGCTTCTGTAATACCTAGTTGTACATTGTCTTCGTATTTTGCAATAGAAGCCATTTGATTTAACTCACTACCTAAACCTTCAATTAATCTAATCTCTTGATATACCTCATCAAAGTTTTTACCGCGGTATGCATTAAAGGCTTGTTTTAAAGCAGGCATAGAACGAACCATGTTAGTAAAACCAACGCGATTAGTTACTGATGCTAACTCAGCTGTCATAGCAAACCAAGTAGCTCCTAGTTTTGAGGCACGTGTCAAATTATTTAGAATACGTACTGTTTTCCAAGCTTCTCCATTAGGGTCTCGTTTAGGACTCATGCCTAGTAAATGACCAACTGCATTATCAAAATTAACAAGGTAAGATTCATTTTTTCTAGGAACAACACCTGATTCGTTTGATAATTCTTTAACAACTTGGTTTCGTAAAGCTTGTAACTCTTCACGGGAACTTACATTTAAAGCGCGTAACGCAGTATCACCACTCATTGATGTACTATAATTATGCCATACGTTTTGTACATTAGTATCTACAAAATCTTTAAGTCGAACAGTGTATCCCTGTGCATTTGTAAATGAACCTTCTAAATCTAAAGGTGTTCGCCCTCTTACTGAAGCAGCCAATGGAGCTTTAGCACCTTTACCTGTTGTTCTTAATTGAGATTCAAGGATAGCAAGTTCAGATTCAGTTAAATTTAACATGTCTGTAAGTTCATTTAAAGCTCGTTTCATTACATTTTCTTGTGTAATGTATCCCGCTTGTCCAACATCAATATTTTGTTTGTATAACGTGTTAGTAAATGATTTAGCTGCCTCTTGCAATCGTTCAGTAGAAACACTAAGATTAAGCTGTTCCATTTTTTTAGTTAAACCATCTAGCACTGCGTTTTGAAAATCAACTTTAGCAAATTGACCTGTACCTGAAAGAGTTTGTAATTTATCTTTCATCCACCGCAAAGGCATGTAGTTATCTGTTTTTTGAATAGTACCATCTATAAATTTTGTATGTCCATTACGTTCTAACACATCAAACGCATCTTTACCCATTTTATCTAAAGCATTATCAAGCTTAGTTAAATACTCAGGGGTCATACGTTCAAACATTGGGTCATCAATATTTAAAAGACGTTTACCAGCCAAACTAAAAAACTCTTGTTGTTTTGCAATACTTAAACGAGATAAGATAGCTGATTTTTTACCGTATATAGACTTAGCAAATTCTAAATATAGACTATCAAAATTTAAACTAAAAGCACTATCAATACTGTACTTAACATTATCTCGTATTTCAATAGCTTTAAACTTTTCAATTGCGGGGTTTAAAACATCATGAAATAAGTTAGAACCCCAAGTACGCATTGTTTCAGAGGGTGCTTGTTTAAAAGCTGTGGTTACGTTAAATTGAGCATTTTCAACAGCATTTACAATTCGTTGGCTTGTACTTAACGGGTTTCCAACGCCTCTTGTGTTTACAGTTTCTTTAGCAATGCCTGATAAAACTTCATCTACGCCATCACTATATACTTTAGGTGTATAAAGACCCCCGAAAATACTACCAGCTCCAAGAGCAAGTACCATATCTAATTCAGAACGTTCTTCAGGAGAAGCTATTTGTTTAATACCTTCAAAACTACCTTCAATTGTACCAGCAATTAAAGCTCTACCAGCATATGAAGTAGCTAGTTTTTCTAAAAATACTCCTGCTTTGCCTACAGCTGCTACAGTTTGTAGCCCAGTAATTAAAGGGACGTCTGCCATTACGCCTGATACACGATAAAGCACACCTTCAATACCTAAGCTGTCTAAATATTGAGCTGTTTGTGTTTTTTTACCATACTTTGCAGTTAAATCTTGTAAATGAGAAAGGCTTTTAGCTCCTTGAAGCTCGTCCCAATAGGCTGCGTCTACTCCATCAAAATATTCAACGTTTTTACTTACATCAAACTCAGGGTCATAGTTATATTTAGTACTATCAACAAAATCTGTGACATAATTTAACCCTGAGCTGATTAAGTTGTTTTCAGAAAAGGCTTGAGCTAACGCATTTAAACGATTAGGTTTAAACTCATTAATATTTTCTTGAACAATATCAAGCCCATACTGAGATTGAAAAGAAGAAGTTGCTGAACCAGCCTTTGTTGCTTGATTTAATAGATTTTCTGTTTCTGAATTAAATGCAGTATCAAAAGCTACTTTATTTACATCAGTTTCTAAAAGTGGCTGTTCTGCCATATATACTCCTTAATTTAATAATTTTGAGGTACTAAAATAGCACTCATCATTCTAATCGCACGTGCTGTTTTTTCCATACGCTTAGCAATCCCTGAGTTTTCACGTTTTGCTTTTCTGTACTCGTCATTATTTAAGAAAGCTTTAGCAGCAGCTTGATGATTGTTTTCATTAATTAATTTTATAGCTTTAGGTGAACCACTAAGTCCCCCACGATATACTGATTGTACTAATTCTGCTTGAATTGTATCAGGTAATTTATCGTATGCTTTAATTAATTTTTTAGTGACTTGCTCTCTAGCTTTAACAGTTTCTTTAAATGATTTATCCATGTATTGCTCTGTTTGACCCGCTCCAAAGGTTACTATTCCTTTAGAATCGTAATAAAAGCCATTAAAGAACCCTTCTTCTTCTGCTACTCTTTGTTCAACATAAGTTAAATTACCTTCACGTTGCTCAAGAGCTTTAACAGCTTTATCGCCATATTGCATTAAAGGTGATTTTAAAACTTTAGCATTACTTACTGGATTGCTTCGTAAACCTTCGAGAGTCCCTTTTGTAATTTTACTTAATAAGTCAGATGTTTTTTGATCACCTAAAAAGTTTTTATACAATATAAGATTAGTTGCAGTATCTTCATCAACTTTACCAGTAGAAGGAATATTTAGTTGTAACTGTACCCCTCTAATTTGGTCAGCACTTAAGCTTGCTAACTGTTTCATCTCTTGTTTTAGTTTTTGAGGATTAATAGAATACTGTTTATTTTTTAATTTACTAGCTACTGAAGCTACCCCATCTTGTAATCTTGTGTGGTTTTTAGCTTCAACTGCTTCTTTTTGTAGTTGTTGATATTGTGAGTAGTCTGCTTTTATAGAGTCTAAACTATTAGAAGCATTATTTGTAAAGTCTTGATACATATTAGATAATGATAAAATACCATTAGAAACCATATCTGAAACTTTAGAAAATACACTGGTTTGAGCCGCATCAAGATTATTATCAGCAGCTACCTCAGCAGCTTGTTGTTGCACTGGGGTAACTGTTTTTTCTTCAGGCATATTTAAAACATTGTCCATATTATTTTCCTTTTGTTATTACAGGTGTTTTAGCTTTTTTAAATAGATAATCAGCCGAAACAGCTACAGCTCCTTCAGGAGTCTGAATAATCCACTCGCCATTACCATCTAAAATATCTTTTGGAACAACTACTGCATTAGGATAGTGTTTAATAACTTGCTCATATATATTTTTATTTGCAATAGGACTATCTTTAGGAAGCATAATTCTTTTATTTAAGCCTATATAAGAACCTGCGTCATAATATTGGTCTTCTAGTAAGTTTTCCCAACCACTAATATCTGATGTTGATAAACCTGCTTTTAAACCTGCTTTAATTGCTGGTAGTAAAACATTTTTTAATTGTAAATCATTAGTACCCTGTAAATTTCTAAAAGAAAATTCATTGTCTACAAGATTATTGTAAATAACCAAAGCTTCTTTGTCACTGGCTGCTTTTGGATTAAGTTTAAAAGCTTGATACTTTTGAACAATATCAGGGACTCCTAATTTAGACCACGTACTTAAAACTAAAGCATCTCCACTATTTTTAGTAAGTGACTTTGAAGCATACCCATTTTCTCTAGCTTGTTTTACAGTTGCTAGATATACAGCCACGTCTTCTTCTGTCTGTAGTTTTCCAGTAGTAGGATAATCAAGTATCTGTTCTATTGGTTCAATATTACCAACATAAATACCTTTATCATTAAACTCTTTGATTTTTTTAAAAGTAATACCAAAAGCTTGATCCATCGGCATTTGACGAGAGTTAATAGCAAGTTCATTTGTGATATTTGCTGTTGCAACTGTACGCACAGTAGCCCCATTACCATTATTTTGCAAAGCAACTAAAGTATCTAAATCTTGAGCAACATAAGCATTAGTCACTTGATCTTTAACATTTTTAACTTTACGACCTTCTTCAGCTTTAAATATATAAGCTTCCTCTTGTACATCTGTAATTACACCTCTGTTTTTTAAAGAAGCAGCATCGTTTTTAATTTCTGACACGGGGTAAGTATCAGTACTAACTTTAAGAGCTAAAGAGTTAACTTCATTATAATCAATTGCTTTATTAAAACCAAGCAATGAATTTTGGGCTGCTTTAAATGTATCTGTGTTTTTAATACGAGGGTCTACTTTTGCAAAGTCGTTAAGTTGTTTTTCAAACTCAATTGCGTTTTCTCTTGTTTGAGGTTTAGTCGCATTATTATTAACAATAGCATAGATAGATTTATCAGCAAGTTGTTGGCGTAAAGCTGTACTATTCCTATCCCAATCAGAGCGTTTAGCTAATTCATCTAAGGCTAGACCATATGTTTCAGCTGTTAATACTCCGTCTATTTGCATGTTTGTTGCTATTAAGTCAAAAGCATTTCCTGTTACAGTGTTATCTTTAATAGCGACACGTTCTGTAGTTAATGCTGTATTAAATTTATCTTTTGTTGCAACAGCTTTAGCTAATAAATCTTTTGAATATTTATCATTAAATCCTTGATAAGGAGCTATAAATTTAGAATCATATTCGGCAAGCTTAGTTTCTCTTTCTTCATATGTACTTAAGTCATTAAACTCTTGCCCATATTGTAGTATTGCTGTATTTTGGTTTAATAAGTTTGTTGTATACTGGTCTTGTACACCAAATTCAATTAGCTTTGTAGCATAATTACCAAACTGAGCCTGATAGTCAGCATACAAAGATTGTTCATATTTATTTTTAGGGTTACTATATTGATTTGTTTTTGTTTGAAATTCTTCAACTAATTTTTTTTGAGTTTCAAAGTCAGCGTCAGCTAACCTTGTATTCATATAGTTTACATCTTCTTGTAATTTAAGTTTAGCTTCACGATAATTGTTTTCGCTAATGTCTTGTTTAATTACTGTAGCACCTTGCAAAGCTTTTAATAAACCTTCTTGAATACTTGTAAAAGCATTAGCTGCTGCCATGTTAGGTTGAGAAGTAACTTGAAAGGGTTGTGTTTGAACGCCTTGCTGTGCTTCCGTATACTGAAATAATGCCATTTAATACTCCTGATTAAGCTGTTTTAAAACTATAAGCCGCTGAGCCAAACTGAACACCACTTGAAATAGCACCTGATATTAAACCAAGTGTTGATGTTTGTTGCCCAATTGTATTATTGTAGTTTTGTGCATTTTGCATTGAGTTAGATTCATATTGATATTTAGCATTTGTCAGTTGTACCTGAACATCTTGCATTTTTGCTTGCCCATTTTGCACAATAGCATCTTCCATTAAAGCAGCTTCCATTGCTATTTTTCTTTGATTACGCACAGCTGTTTGTCCATAAACATTTGTTTCCGCTGCCTGTGCTGTTTGAGTTGCTTTTGCTGTAGCTGCTTGATAACCTAAATCAGCTAAAGCAGCTCCTAAAGCGATATTAACATCATTACCTTGATTTTGCAGTGTATTGTAGTTAACACTGACACTTTGGTTTAAAAAACTTTGTGTTGCATTATAGTTATTTGTAGCTGATTCTCTAATAGCTGCATTTCCACTTAGTCCTCCTAGTATAGAAAGACCACTCCCAATAGCTGATGCGGCTAGACCTGCGGTCAAAGGCGATACTGCCATATATTACTCCTAATCTTTGTTGTCTTTCGTTATAGAAAAGTGGCTCATTTCCTAGCAACACCTTTAAGTTTTTCAAAAGTGCGTAGCCCAGCCATACCTAACATACCAAAAGTAAGTTCCATTAAAATCTCTGAATCAATCTTTGGCAGTTCTGCTTCTATGCCATTTAAGTAAAGCATCCAGTCAGCTATTGGGTATCCGATGAATAACCAAAAGAAACCAAAAGCACAACTCCAGCCAATAGCTGGTCGCCATCCACTTACAAATAGATTGTCATTAGATGCTTCAACTTTGTTTACCTCAATCTGAGCTAAGTTAAGTTGATTAGCATTTTCAACAAGAGTCTTTTCGATTTCTTGTTTAGCTTTTTCTGCGCCAGCCCTATCAGGAATAGCTTTGTCAATTACAGTTGAAATAAGGGGTATTAATAAGTTTAACACATTACCTCCTAATCAAAATCAGTATAGATAGCTTTGCCATTCATAAATGTAGCAGTCATAAATTTCTGACGCATCTGAGGGTCAAATGAAATATGTGTCCATGTGCCTTCCATTATACATTGGTCTACTAGAATACCTGATTCTTTTATCTTGTTTACTATAGCCAAAGAATTTCCAAACTTTGGAGCTATGAAATCACATGCAAATCCATGCATATGTGCCGATGACTTTGAGCCACCTATTGTTCTGTTAAGTACAGGGCTACGATAGCCGCTAGTTACCAAGATAGGCACTTGTAGAAGTTCTCTAACTTCCTCCATGCCCATCGCAGTAATCTTTAAATTTTCGATAATGCTATCAGAAGGATTATTGTCTATCCCTTTTCTGACAGCTGTATCTGACCTAACAAACTCATCTAATGTGAAATGTTGGGAAAGTTTCATTTATCTACCTTGTGTTCTAATTTGTCGTAAATTCTATTGAGCATTGCTTCAAATTTATCAAAGCGTGACTCTAAATATTCTTTACGAACATAGTTTGAGGGAAGGTCTACCTCTAGGTTCTTCATATCTTCTTTTAGTTGTTGCACAGCGTCCCACAGTTGCCTAGCAAACCAACCAAGTACAGATAACAAAGTACCTATAACTACGTTAACTACATCTTGAAATTCCATTGGTATCCTTAGTTACAAGCTGTTAATCTTAGCTGTTAGCTCTTCAAGCTGTGCTAGTAGCTCTTCTTTAGTTGGTTCTATTACTTCAACAATAGGTTCATGTGGTTTTTGTAGGCAGCTACTGGTTTCGTTATCATAGTACCAAGTGTCAGCAACACAATCATCTGAGCAATCTACCCAAAATAAAGTAGGGTTGACTTCAAAAGTTTTAACTGCTGTTTCTGCAATGCGCTTCCCTAATGAGCCGTCATAATTTGTTACTATTTCATTTGTACTTACTAATGCTTTTTTCATTATGAATACTCCCAAATAATTACAACACCTGACCCGCCATTACCGCCAGAACTTGCAGAGCCGTTTTGTGAAACGCTACCACCACCACCACCACCAGTATTTGCTGTAGCACTGATTCCAGTACCATTTGAATTGCGACTATTTCCTCCACCACCTTTAACAGAGTTTCCACCAGCTCCTGATGGTGAGTTGCTTACAATGTTGGTTGAATTTCCAAGCATGCCACAATTGCCAGTGGAATTATAATCACCACCTGACCCTAGTCCGCCTGTACCTCCAAGATATACAAGATAACCACCTGAATTGCCTGTACCTCCTGAACCGCCTGTTGCCGAACAAAATGCTCCAAAAGCTGAAGTTCCACCAGTAGCTCCAGTAGCAGAAGGTCCACCACCATTACCGCCTGAACCTACTGTTACTGATTCAGAACTTGTCAATAAAGGTGCTTCTATTTTTTTTAAAGTATATCCACCCCCACCGCCACCACCAGCTGCGAAATAGTTACCTGCTGCTGTACCACCACCACCACCACCTCCTCCAACCATTTCCACAACTATATAACTAGGGTTGTTTGTGGATTTAGTATAAGAGCCTGAACTGGAAAACACAGTAATGCCAATAAGACTCCCACCAGCAGGTATTCCAGTCAATCCTGAGCCATCACCTACAAATGCTGTAGCTGTTACTGTACCACTTCCATTATCTGTTACTAATGCACCACTTGTTGCTGGTAAAGTTAATGTAGTAGTTCCAGCCACATCAGGTGCTGCAATTGTTACACTTCCACTTGTATTTCCTGCTATGACTATCTCTGCCATTAAATATTCTCCATTACGATTTTAAACTTATTAACATCAGTTACAGGTTGTTAATCTTAGCTGTTAGTTCCTGTAGCTGTGCTAGTAGCTCTTCTTTTGTTGGCTCTATTACTTCAGGCTCAGGCTCAGGGATAGGCTCAGGTCTATTGTGATACTCATTCCATGAAGCAACTGCATTTACAGCCCATTGAGGCAAT